ATAATTAAGAAATAACTATACAGGCAGTTTCAGAAAAATCAGCAGAATTACTTGTCCTAGTTTGTCTAGTTACTAAAGTAAAACTTCCTGTGGCTATGTTGTGGCCTCCACTAAATGAAAAATCATTTCCAATATTAGCTTTTGAATAAACTTGGTAATCGTCATTTGCCATTGAATTAGAAAAATTTATTGTAAAGTTACCTGTTCCGTTATCGCCTATAGATGAAATATTGTAACTTGCTCTAATTGCGTTAGAACTTTGTGCATCAAAATTCACAAATGCTCTTACACACAGCTTTGCTTTTTCGACTCCAGAACTATTTTGAATAACAGGTGGTTCAGAATTAGAACTTTTTATTGTACCGACTTGTAATGTACTCATGGTTTTGGATTTGCGTCTTTAACGGATTTTATGTGGGTTGCCCACGTTCCAGTTGTATCTAGTTTACCAGCGAGCATATCGTCATACAACATACCAAGCTGATCTCCGAAAGAAGAATATTTTGTAGTCCCAGCTACTCTGTCATATCGGTATTGTAATTTGTTTAGTTCAACCCTTGCTGCATCAATTTTAGATTGATCTAAAGTTATTTGATTTCCGTTTTTGTCGAAAGCACCAGTAGCATCATGTATCTCACAAGCATCTGGGTATGCTTTTAATATTGCAAGATGATCGTAATAAGCCATTAACCTGTTACCTCCATAACTAAAAGAGTAGTAACACCAGTGCAAATTTGTGTTTGGTCTGGGTCATTAGCACCCGGAAAATTAATATAAATATTTTCAGTTTGGGGAGAAGTATGCCCTGCTCTTAATGAATATGTCACTTGACTTGTTGTTGAGGGAGAATCTAAAAAAGTACAACTACAAGAACTCATTAAAAAACTTTGATCTGTTAAAAGGTGTGTGCTTACTCTTTGACGATTTCCTCTTGCATCTCCCATTCCTATTTGTGTACTTCCCCTGAAAAATTTAAGGAATAATCCTGTATCATTTAGTTGCCCTGATAAATCGCCAATTAAAAGAATTTTACTACTTGAAGAAGAAGGCGTAATATCTACTGAAACCAAAGCACTACTCGCACCTCCAGCACTGACATTTACAGTAGATGTGTCTGTTTTTATATCTTGTTTTACCTGTATAATTCCACCACTAAAGCCAGAGGCTAAACCCCCTGTTGGAACTATACTGTCAACTTTTAATTGGCTCATAAGTTTATTATATACATACTTATACTACTGTCCATGTCTCTCCAGCACCAACTGTAACTGTAATTCCACTCGCAATTGTTATTGGCCCGAAACTTCCAGCATTTTTACCATTTGTGATTGTGTAATTGCTTGCAACTGTTTGATTATTTTCCCAAAACACTCCATCACTTGCACCTCCAGCTACACCCCAACTTAAAGTTCCAGATCCATCAGACACTAAAGCGTAACCTGCAACTGGAGTATCTGTAGCAGGTAAAGTAAGTGTAATATTACTTGAAACGGTTGCTGGTGCTTTAAACGCTATATAGTGCGAACTATCAGAATCAGCAAATCTAAGATTATTTTGCAGTTGTAAAGTAATACCATCTGCATCAAAAAACATCTGCTCTGCACCACCTGTACTTAGACCAATTTTATTTGCAGATTTTCTAAACAATCCTGTATCTGGATCTGTGTCAAAAGATAAGGCTGGAGTTGATGCACTACTAGAATCATCTATAAGTAAAGAACCTGTCATCGTACCGCCAGCTTTAGGTAGTAGTCCTAAGTTTGCTGAATCTATATTTCCTATTTCCGTAAAACCATTATTTGAACTATTTCTTACTTTTAAAATATTTGTAGTGGTATTGAGAAAAGGCATACCAGCTACACACTGACTTGTAGCTAGATCACTAGATTTTGAGTTATTTGATTGGATCGCAGCAAAAACATTATTAAGATCAGTTCTTACATTCGCTCCAGAAGCATTTTCAATAGTGTAGTTTGTTACGTCAGCCACGATTAAATACTATTTACCTCCATGTTACCCTCCTTTGCCGAAACCAACAGCACTGTAGGTAAAGTTCCTATCAATACTAGCATTACTCTGATCTTTAAAGTGTACAGTAAATCCCGTTCCAGATATATTTGTAAGTTCATAAAACTCTTTACTACCCATATTCTGTGGAGAAATATTTACAGATGGTAAGAAACTATTTAAATTACCTAATCCAGACGTTCCAACAAAGAATGGTGCTGTAAATGTAACAGCTTTTGCCCCTGCTCCAGATGCTATAACAGATGACTGTTCAGTTCTTGATGGCATTGTTGCTGTATAACCTGCTTGCTGTAAATTCATATTTTGTGCTGTATCTGCTGTGTTTAAAGTAATCCTAAATTGAAATCCTCTGCCCTTAAATGTTCCATTAGCAAAATCATTAAAATCTGAATATGAACTCATATCAGTAGATGTTCTTACAGCTATTTTTGCGTTAGCATCATTAGCGACTGTTCCATCAAAATCTGTCCAAGTATCAATTAGCTCAGTTCTGTTATCAAATTGATCTCCAACATAAAAACCAACTCCTTGAAAATATCTTTTTAAGACAAGTGAAAACGTACCACCAAGATCAAGAGTGTCTACAAAGTCATAAGTACCAGTTGCATTATTTACAGGGTTAACAAGTTTTAAACCTCCAAGAGATCCATCGTACACGACATTTGATTTTGTTCCGTTATATGGTGTTCCATCTGTATCTTCTCTATCAGTTTTTACAGTAATAGAATCAAGAATATCAACAAGAGAAAGATTTACACTAGCTGCTGTAGCACTAAATCTACCGCCATCATCTTGAAATTTAAGAAGATAAGTGCCAGCAAGTGCAGGTGCTATTACTTCTGTTACATTACCTGCTGCTGCCTCAATAATATCTTGTGCTGATTGAAATGTCGCTGCACCACCAGTTTGATTTGTATGTCTTACATAAACACGACCACCATGTAGAACGTCTATGGCAGTAGCTTGTGTAAATCTAAGCCTTACAAACTGTTCATTTATAGGTTCAATAGTTAACCCAGATAAGTTTTCTGGTAATGCAGTTTTACCTTCTGCAACAAAGGTTATGCTTGTAAATTGAGAGGATACATTTAATGCTGAATTATATGAATACACTTGAATAGTGTAAATTCCTTTTACAGTATCTAATATTTCAAAATCACTACTAAAAATAGTCTGTGTAATAAAATTTCCATTTTCAAGTTTGTAATTAACTTGATATTGAGTAACTCCTTGTACTGGTTGCCAATCAATAATTAATTTACTTCTAGCAATGCTATTTATAACAACTGTTTTTTCTGTGACAGTTAAAGCACTTGGGGCAACGGCAGGGGCATCAAGCAATGTAACATTTCTAACTGGAAGTGCAGTTCCATTTTCAATAAAAGCATACTTACCTTCTACATAAGATAAAGCTGTGATTTGATAATTAATGTCGTCTTGCTCTTCAACAGACACAACTCTAAATAATTGAGTCTGCAATGTAGTGCTTGATATTAAATAAGGAGAATTGGTTAATGGTGCTGATGAAAATGCAGAGTCAGCACTTATAACTCCACCTGAGATTGCACTTATACTTTTTGTTTCTACAGTTCCATCAGACAAAATTACACTGATAGTTGGGTTGTCGTTTAAAGTCGGTAAAGTTGTCTCTGAAGCAGCATCAATAGTGATAGCAGTAGTCGTTGCAGCCACTACACGACCACCTCTTCTAGCACCTGCTCTTACTGGATCATTTATTTCGATTACAGAACCCGGTCTTACAACAATTCCTGAGTCTATTGAAGTTGAAAAAGAGCAAGTCTCCGATTCATTTTGTTCAGCAAACAATACTGCCCTTCCAAGTCTTGCTGCTTGATTACGAGATGTGCAGGCAAATGCTTTTACTTGTTTAATAATTATTCCAAGCTTACTTATAGCTGTACTATCTTCTACCACCTCATAATCTGTTTCCCTTGAGTCCATATTAAAGTAACTAACAGACACAACACTGTGCCTAGTCTTTAAACTGCTACCTTGATATGTAAAACCAGAGTCACCTACGTTTGCTAAGTTAAATAAATAACTTGCTGTTGTTGGCTTGTCTTGAGAAATGCTAATACTACCAGCAGACCATATCGGCATACATCTCATTACTCCAGCTAAATCATTTATTGCTGCAAATGCTTCTTTAGGACTTTGAATATTTACATTGCAACTAAACCTTGCTTCTTTTGTATCTGATCCTGTGCCATCATCAACTTCTTCATTTGCAAATTTACTAGCAGCGACATAACTAAACAAATCTATGTTTGAATATAATTTTGCATCAGTAGATTGGTCTGGTGCAATGTGTACTCCCAGACCATACCTTTTATTCGTTAAAAGATCTAATAAAATCATTGCAGGGCAATTTGTATAAACAGCAGCACCCATAACTCCATTAAAAATATAACCAGTTGGATAAACTATTCTGCCAGTAGCATTATCAACAGTAGGAGTGCCAGAACCAGATGCACCTGCCCCCGGAATCCTTATTTTTATACCTCTTATCCGATATGCTCTTTCTGGAATATTACTAAACTGTTTGCTATCTAATCTAAGAGCAACATAAGCACTATCGGCATATGTTGAGGAATTATCTATAACTTCTTGCAAGCTTGTAAATTCAAAAGCATTTACCCTTGTTGATACTGTACTATCTGCTGTTATACGAATAACTCTTATGTCTACAGTTGTATAACCACTCGTAAGTTCTATTCGGTGATCTCTCTGGTAAGCATCAGCAGTTCTACCGCTTACTGAACTTGTAATTTTATCTACATAGCCTCCAGCATCGGTTTGTAATTGTATCTTATATTCAACAGTATCTCCTAAAACATCACCGTTGTCTGTATTTTGTACTTGTATTTGAGGCCAAGTTAAAGTAACAATAACAGCATCTACATCAGTGTTTGTAATCTGTCTGGTAACAGAAGCAGAAGTAGTTACAGTAACTCCAACACTTGTAGGAGATCTGCTTTCCGCAGGGATACCTGTCATAGCAGTTTGGTTTGACGTTCCAAATTTGGACTTAAAAGTTACGTCTTGAAAATTAAAGTCTGAATCATCAGGACTAGCATTTGTAGCACTTGCGTTCAGTATTGGAGTATCTTCAAGAAAAACATCTTTTAAACTTGCATTTAAATATTCAGTAGTCGTCCTGTCTGTCAAGCCAGCTTTGGAGGGAGTTGCAAAACCCTCTATTTCTCCTTCAGAAACTAAATCTTGAACAGTAACAAATTGTCTACTATGTAGAGTGTCAGGGGTTATTTGAGGTTTTCTTGCAGCTTTAGGTTTACCTCCTCCAGAACCTTTAATAATTTTATTTGTCATGCTTCTACCTGATTAGTATCTACTGCTGCACTTATTACAACACTTCCTGTAAATATTTCACCATATACTATTGGAACTGGAGTACCTGCTCTTGAAGTATTTTGAATCCCACTAAAATTAAATGATATTTGCGGATCTTCTGACGAACTAAACTCAGGAGGTTCTGGTAAAGGAAATAATAAATCAGTAACCCCACCTAAAGCCAAAGCAGCACCTCCAACTACTAAAGCCTTAGTTCCAAATGTAGCTCCAGCCCATCCAACTTTGCTAAACAACCCAAAACCAGCACCACCTGTTGCAATACCTATACCAACTAAGGCAATCCCACCTATTATTCGACCTGCGCTTCCAGAACCAGCTATATGAGGTATAAAATGTATATCTTCTTTACCTATGGGGTATGATATTTCTTCTTTACTAATACTATAATCTCCAATTTTAACTTGATAAAACCTTGGATTCATATAAGCTTCAACTTCTGGAAAATTATGAATTAAAAAACTAACAGCTTTTCCTACAGTATCTACTTGCACTTCAAATTCTTTATGTCCGATAAATTCTGCTAATTGTCCATATAGTTTTATTTTACGCAACATAACGATACCTACCTCCTGTGCATTTTAATAACCATTCAGAATAAGGTTCTTTACAAGATAGTCTATCGGTTAAATGATGTAAAACATCACCGTCTAAAAAAATTGCTACATGATTTAAACCATTCCCTAGTATTGACATAAACAACAAATCACCATTAATTAACTTTTCATCAGGTCTTAGTTTTCTAAACCCTGTCCTCCAAGCGCAAGTCTCAAACATAGGATTATTCATAAATTCTTCTGGAGTAACTGGTCTTTCCCAATCTCTTAATTCTATTTGTTTATTTTCTTTATACCAATCTCGAACTAAAGCCCAACAATCAGTAATCCCCCAAACCCATTGCCTCCCTAAAATAGGTGCTTTATAACCTGATGGTTCTAAATAAGCCCACTGTTCTGTTTTTGGGTTGACAATATACCAAGGCAAATTACTGTCTTCGCAGCTAATCTTGTCAGCTTGGCTAGGTGATGGAGGAGTAATTGGATGACTATGAACTATACCAATAATCTCACCATTATTATCAGCTTTTACGTAATCTTCTGGATCAATAATAAAACATTGATGATCCGTTATAGCAAGATTTCGACAAGGGAAATATCGTTCTTTACCTTTTATATTCAATAGCAATCCACAACATTCTTTAGGATCTTGGTCTTTCGCATGAAGTAATGCGTTATCTTTCCATCCCATCACCTAAACGTACCAATACTAGGAAATAAAGATCTTGTTGCTTGTCGATTTGGGATTCTTATTCCAGCGAGATCAGTAGGAGCAGCAAGTTCAAATTCTACAATTTCTCTAGTTTCTGTTGCTTTACGATCTATTTGATATATTTCTTGAGGAAACTCTGCTGAAGTATCAGCAGTTGCGTTTTGTCCATTAGCAAAGTTAACAGCATCAATAAACTTAGCTAATGTTCTTATTCTTGTAAGTGTTGCTCCTGTTAAATCATTACCATTTGTTGTGTTATTTACGGTTGCAAGTATGGCTGATATTAATCCTTTTGCATTACTAATAGTAATTTTAGGTCTAGGAATTTGTCCTTTTCTATAACCAAACCCAGAAGCTTGTATAGGATACCTAAGATAAGCATTACCATCCCAAACTATCTGACCATTAGCATTTAAATTACTTCCAGAATGAAATCTATATATTGTATTCGCACCATGTAATGCTGTAGATAGCTGAAGCGTAAATAATTCAATAATCGCTGATGGATTTATTGACTGTAAATTACTAAAAACTGCTGAGTTTACTGACATTATGATATTGGCTCAAATACTTGCACAAATGTAGCGTTTATAGTTGCCAGATTAGAATAATTCATATTTTTTGACCATGTAGAACATTTAAACTGCATAGAACTAGCCTCGTTTGGTGGAGTATATGTAAAGCTTGCATTATCATCTGCTCTAGCATCAAGAAAAGTTTCAATAGTATCGGAGTCAGTTTCAGATAAGTCTTTCCAAGTAAGAGAAAATTGTTTTGGATTTTGATTTAAACCAAACAAAAGTCTATGCTCATACCCATCTCCAAATTTAACAGTCCTTATTTTAGGACTTGATGATTTCTTAACTGGATAGCTAGGTTCTATAGATGGAAAGGTTGCCATTATGCTAATAAACCTCCCGGCCTTTGTTGTTCTATTAACTCAGATTGTATCGCAACTGATATTAAACGACCAAGTTCACGACCACCAGCATCATCTCCTTCAACTGAAGAACCAGAAGCATCTACGTTTACAACTATATTGCCAACTCCTCCACCTTGAGATATAACACCAAGTTTTCCGTCCCTGCCACGTTTTAGCGGGAGTACTCCTTCTGGCCCTGCTTCTCCTAAGATGCCTAAATTTGACCCACCATATTTAAACATGGTAGGAGAATCAAAAACATCTCCTTTTCTATAGCCTACAATTTTGTTTTTAGCAAAGACATTACCTTTAGCATTTGTACTAACCTCACCTCCATCTACAACTCCACCTTTTTCAAGACCCAGAAAACTGCCAAGGCCGGGGATGAAGTTAGTTATAGCTTTAAAAAATAATGCTTTAATAATCATTTTCTGTAAATCTTGAACTATTGATCTTGCTAATTCTCCAAAACTTGCTTTACCAGATACAGCAAGCTCCGCAAACCCATCAGCTATTTTGTTTATACCATTTAATGCAATATCACCAAGATTTTTTGATAAATCCATAGAAGATACAGCAAGTTCTCTTAACTTTTCTTTAAACCCACCTGCTTCATCTGCTGCTTGTTTTAAAGATTCTTTAACGTAATCAATATTAATTCCTAAAAATTTTGATAATCTTTCTGCTTCTTGATCTAATTTTATTTGATCAAATTTTTCTTGTGTAATTTGACCTGATAATAATTGGAAGTCTAAAAAGGCATTGTATTTATCGTTTTCTGCTTTTTCTTCTGCTTCTCTTGTTTTTGTAATAAAATCTAGATTTTTTTGTAAATCTTTATCACCACTGCCACCATCTGTTAAGGTAGCTAACCCTTCTCCTGTAACTGTTCTTCTTTTGTCAAATTGACTAGCAGAAATTTTATTTATTTTAGATTTTCCTTGTTTTGTACTAAATACATCTATCTCATTAAATATTGCATTGTAATCTTTTAAGGCAGTTGCCGATGTATCTGTTATCCCTGTTTTTATTGTTTCAAATGCAGCTTTTATATCTAGTTGACTTAATTGATAAGTAATCTTAACTAAATCAACTAAAGATCTTACTAAAAATCTAACAGCAGCAAAAGTAGCAAACGCAGCACCACCTATCAATCTGAATGTACTTGCTAATCCATCCATTGCATCTTTTGAACCACTTATACCTCCGATAATATCGCTAAATGCTTTTTGGAAAGCAGCACCTATAGGTAAGACTGCTTCACCTACAGCAAGTTTTAAATTATCCATCTGAACTTTTAATCTTTGACCTGCATCAGCAGATGAATTTGATATTTTTATTGCTGTATCTGCAAAGTCAATATTTAATTTTTTAGCAAATTTAATAACTTGATCTAATCCAACAGTTCCATCTCTCAAGTCTTTCTGTAATTT